CCTTCCTTAGATGGCGACAACAACTTGGTGGCGTAAAGGGTGTAAAAGAATTGAAAGTTGCACATAGGGCAGAGGCGGCATTCGTAGGTACATTAGACGTACTTAGAATGGAACTCTGGCAAGGTATGATGCCTACTGTTAGAAGAGACTATGATAGATTAGTACAAAGTCAAGGGTATCCAGCATGGACAGATGACTTAGCACTAGCTTCTAAAGAGCAACATGCCATGATGACTGATTTTGGTACAGTAGTTAATAAAATGACTGGTGTATATGATTCTGACCTATCTATGCTAACACCAACGCAAGGTATAATAGAGAACTCATTCTTATTCTTTGCCCCTATGTACAGGAGAGCAACCTATAGTGTTATGGCTGACCTAGCTAGGCCGGGGGTATCAGGTATACGGAGAAGGGCGGCTTTTGACCAGCTAAGCGGTGTTGTAACTGCTGGGCTATTAATGGGCGCTATCTCTGAACACATGCTTGGTAATGACGGTGCAGGTACACCAGACTCTGGTAACTTTGGAAAGTTTATGGTTGGTGGGCAGAAGATGGGTATAGGTACTGCATGGTATACTGCCTTTAGACTGGCTGGCGATATTGGCTGGGGTGAGTGGGCCGACCCGGAAAAGGATGATGTTTATGATTACCTAAAAGATAATCCTGTCTTCTCTGCCTTGGGTAGAAGAGGTAGAAGTCAGTTAGCGCCGCCTGCTTCAATGGCAATAGATATGATAACTGGTAAATCTTTTATTGGAGAACCATTAATAGATAATGATGGCAGTCGAGATTGGTCGGCACATGCTCTATACGCAGGCAGAAGCGTGATGCCATTCTGGGCCGACAGCATCATAGCTGGCAAACCAGTAGGTGGTTTAGCCGAAGCAATGGGATTGCAGTCACTTCCTATAAGCGAATACGATACTGTTGTAAATGTTAGGCAGTATTTACTGGAAGAAGAAGATGGTCTCCCAGAATTAAATAGATGGCGTAATGGTAAAAAAGCTACAGGTGAGAAGTTAATCTGGTCAGAGTTACCAAACAAAATTAGGCTTAGTCTTGAAACTAATAATATGCAACTTGTTGATGCAATGAGTTCTTATAAAGAAAGATGGGGAGAGTTTGCTAGGGGCGATGACAGGCAGTGGGTAGAATATAATCGTCGCAAGGGCGATATAAACCTTAATGCAACACAGATGTTATCTAGGCTAACTACTCAGTTTGAGAAAGGTCAGATTAGTGGTAGAAAACTTCAAGAAGAAATAAGGGCTATAAAACAATATCGTCGGGTATCAACTACTTCATTAGTAGAAGATTCTGAACTTCCAGCAGTTCATCAAAGATTATCTGAACTAAAGGAAGCCAGAAGTGAGAAAGATATTGTGTACCAAGGAGATACACTCTACAATCTTTATATAAGAGATGTTGTAGATAATGATGCTAATTTTGATTCGGATGGTAATTATGTATTTGATAACTATAGGTCTAATTTAGTTGAATTTAAAAGAGCCCATAATCTAAATGATAGGCCAGAACTCTGGAAATATATACAAGATAGGAAGGCTCAATGGTACGAAAATAACCCAGTAATGGTAGAACTCGATGCCGCAAAACAGGTACTTGAACCATACTGGAATATCCACCAAAAAATATTTACAAATCCTACAGATAGGGCTAAGGCTAGTATGTATATGAGCGCCCTAACTCCTAGAGAAAAAGCTATATTAACCGCAAAAGACCCAAGTATGAAACATATAGCGGCTAGGATTAAGAAAGAAAGGCAGGCAATGAGATTGGCGAATCCCAGTATTGACTGGTACTTGACTAAATATCATGGCGCTAGACCTATAACAACACAAGCACAACAAAGAGAACAAATATGGGGTATGCAACAGAGAAACGCTAGGGTTACAGACTCAGTAAGAACATTAGATTCTGAAGGGTTTAGAGCAACCCCAGCAGGTAGAGTTGTACATTCATCATTGACAGGAGCATAATAATGTGTTATAATTTAATTGGAGTATCAGCGTGGGACATCCAAGGAGGCACTAACCGTGGCTGAATACGAGGCTAATCAAGATAGCAATAGCACTAACGCAGAAGCGGACATCTATGATGGCGTATCTGATGAGCAAAAAGGCTGGCAACGACAATTGAACCGGGCCAGAGACCAAAACAAGGAACTCTTAAAAGGGTATCTGGAGTTAGGCGAAACTAAGGCGGCCTTATCACGTGTAGAGGGCGCAGTTGAATCTCTCATTGACCACTTTGCGCAAAGCGGTTATGACGATTCTCCACTGACAGGAGTCAAGGATAGCTTATCTCAGCAGAGGCAGTCGGACACTTCGATGCTAATGCACAGAACTAAAATTGCCGATGTATTACACGACAATGATAGTACTTGGGATTCTGAACAAATGGAAGAAGCTAGGACTAAGTGGGAACAGGGTGACTACGCTGGTGCGCTAGGCTCTGTACAGACAGCTTTTTCACAACCAGTGGCAGATATAGATGAAGAAGTTGAACGGCGTGTACAAGAACGCTTACGAGAAGGTGGGCGAGAAGTTGATTCTGGCTCCTCTATGGGCGCAGGACAGAAACGCATGACGTTGGCTGACGCAGATATGTCTCCCGGTATGAGCGAATCAGAAATGAAGGCTCATGCCGACACGGTTTTAGACCAATTCTTTAGGAGAAAATAATGGCGACAGGAGCAACAGAGTTTATTGACAACACTACTGCTGATGTCTTCATACCAGAGATTTGGTCACCCTTGGCAATCGTCGCACGAGAAGCACAATTAGTCTTTGCTAAGTTAGTTGACCGAAAATTTGAAGATGGCTTAACGAAGGGCGACAAGATACATGTCCCTAACATTAGTGACTTAGCCGCAAGAGCGAAAAGCGCTAACACTGCCATCACGTATGAGACAGTCACAGAAACAAATACAACAATCACTGTAGACCAGCATTACTATGCGGCTATTGCGGTTGAAAGTATTACTAAAGTCCAATCTGACAGAGACATGCTCGCAGTTTATGCAGGCAAGCTAGGTTATGCACTAGGACTAAACGTAGATGATGCAATCGCATCACGAATCGAGGCTGACTGGTCTTCACAGACAGTTGGTACACTCGCCGCAGAAAATACATACCACGACTATCTAAGGGCTATACAGTATCTTGATGATGCTAATTGCCCGGCAGACAATCGTTACTTTGTAATTTCACCAGCATCCGAAGTCGGATTGCTGAAAATGGATACCTACATAAATAACGACTATACAAATCTACACGGTACTGGCAGAGAGTCAGCACTGGATAAGGCTTATATATCGTCATTCCTAGGTGTTCCAGTATACAAGTCTACAAATGTCGATGGTACTAACTCGGCAGGTCATGACAATACCCTCTTCCAAAAAGAGGCTCAAGCACTCATTATGCAAATGACACCAAGCATGCACACAATGTATGACATTGATTACTTTGCAGATAAAGTAGCTATTGAGCAACTATATGGTGAGCAGGTAATGAGGTCTGACCACGGAGTATGGATTAAAGGAGCCTAAATTGGCAACAACGAAGAAGAGTGAAGCTACTGACAGCAATGCTGATGTGCTGGAGGCTATATTAATTAAGCTAGGGGCTATGGAAGACCGAATCTCTGATATGGAGACTAAGTCTTCCGAGCCTCCTAAACTATTTCCAAACATAGAAGCACCTATGGAACATGATAGAATACCCGAAGGAACGGCAGTAAGACTCAGAGAAAGCTCTGAGCGGCACACTGCAATACTTAGTAAGCTAGATACACTACCACAAAATGTACGTGATGATATAGAGAATAACGGTGTACTCGGTTATATTACAGATAGATTTTATGAGAATAAAATTACTGGTGACCATAAGTATAAAGTTGATTTTGCTGGTGTGGGCAGTGTCGGAATTAAATTATCGGATTTAGAATTTGTCAACTAGTTTAGAAGATTCAACATTAGTAGACGTTGAAAAGATTCAACGTAAACTAAATGCTAAGAAGGATAATCCTTACAGCATACAGGAAGGAAGTTGTCACGTACCAGTTGATGCTAGTGCTGGGCTGAAGAAATCTCATCTCAAGAGTACAGCAGATACCTTTTTATCAGTGATGAGTAAGAGAGGATACGAACTATCTTCTAGGCTCAGCTTGCTAGGCCCATTTGAGGCTGTTGAAATAGATACTAGTGAACTGATACCTGACAAGGAAGAGTGGAGGATAAGGGGAGTATTTAAGAAGGATAAACCTGAGTTTAATAGAATAGAACTTGACCCAGCTATGGTCAAAGGAGATAATAATGGCTAACCCGGTACAACACGTCCCAAGCCGTCAAAACCTTAGAAATACTATGGGGTTGGCTAGGGAATTTGGATTTGCGGAATTTAATACACTAGACCAAGTAGTTATGTTTGATGACTTTCTTGGTGACGTACTTGATGTAGAGTGGCGAACTGCCGATACAGGCAGTGGTAGCTCAGCGGATGCTGTAATATCCGCAGGGGCAAACGGTACGATAGTTATGGTAACAGGTACAGCAGACAATGGATACTCAGCACTCAGTAGAGAGTTGAACTTCCAAGGACAGCTAAACTGTGTCATGGCGGCCCGAATCAAAGTAGATGATATTGCGGCAGTGAAAATGGAGATTGGTTTTACAGATGCGCACGACGATGCAGGTGCTGTAAATACACTAGCTTCCTACTCAACAACTGCAACAGATGCAGTAGGATGGATATTTGACACAGACGATACTGCATACTGGCAGTGCTTTGGTGTAGATACCAATACAGAAGCTACAAAGATTGAAGATGGCCTTGCCCCAGTAGCAGGTACTTATGAAACACTTATAGTAGCACTTGAAGATACAACTGCCCATTTTTATAGGCTGGATGCAAATGGTTATCAGACTTATAGGTCAGCACCAATGACAGGTGCTTGTACTAAAGATGTTAGCCTTACCCCTTGGGTATTTGTACAGTCGAGAGAGTCAAGCGACTCCAAGACATTAACAGTTGACTATGTAAAGGCATGGCAAAGGAGAACAGCAGACTAATGGCTAACCAGCGAGAAATAATGTTTTCTTCGGCTCTAAGAGCGGCTGGTGCGCATACAAGTACTATAATAACTAACCACTGCTCTAAGGGCGGCATATTCTATTTAGATATTACTGCCGAGGGAGGGACTGCGACACTAGATGTCAAGTTACAAACTATAGACCCTATAGGTGGTGATTGGGTAGATTTAGCTAATAACGTGGCAGGAGCCTACGCATTTGCGCAAGCGAGTGGCGTAACAACTGGCCCCACAATCTTAACTATATACCCCGGCCTTACAGCGAGTGCAAACGCAGTATGTACTGGTATATTGCCAATGCAGTTTAGAGCCCATGCAACAGTAGCAGGGTCTTCAACCCCAACATTCACATTTTCACTAGGTGTAGATTTAATAGACTAAGGAGGGCCGTATGGCTAATGAACTACGACATTCTGACGTAGGTACAGCCCTTTCTAAAAGCGAGTGGGAAGCTGTTGGCGGACACATATTTAACAGCCAAGCGGCTGGAGATATCATGTACGCCAGCACCACTTCCCAGCTTTCTAGGTTGGGGATAGGTTCTGCTAACCAAGTATTAGCGGTTAACAGTGGTGCGACTGCCCCCGAATGGGTGTCAGCCGTAAATCTAGCAACCAACTTTACTGTATCTGCAAATAACACTGCTAACGAAACAGTATACCCTGTTTTTGTTGATGGGGCTACAGGGACACAGGGGGCCGAAACAGACACCGGCCTTACCTACAATCCTTCCAGCGGATTACTCACCGCTACAGGCTTCTCAGGCAACTTAACAGGGACATTACAGACAGCATCACAGACTAATATTACGGCAGTTGGAACTATTTCAACA